CCGTATAGGCGATAAATACAACAGACTATATAATCTTATAAGCAGCGACAAAAACGTCTCAGAAAGCCTGTCAGACACGTTAAACGACATGGCTAATTATTGCACAATGTTGTCAATCTGGCTAGAGAAAACGGAGAATGCAAATGACACACGTAGTTAGGGTTTACGATCACATTGGTGGACGAGTGTTGCCTATTACTAGAAGGGTTAGAAGGATGACAAAATATATTGAAATTAAAGATGATTGGAAAAAAGCAGTAGACCATTTAAATGATTTTATCGAAAAGTATAGCTATAAGAAGATTGTTGTCGTTGGGTATCAGGTTGTTAGAAACCCCGAGACAAACGGAACATGTACTCATGTGTTAGTTAAAGTGGATTGATGAAAAAAATATCAAATTCGAGGTAACAGAATGACAAAAGAAGAAGTAATTGCATTTCTGACAGAACAGCGTGATTTGCGGCTTGTTGCATATGAGTGGGGAAAAGACAATCTGTCCGTTTTTGCGAGATGGCAATTAGAACAAGCAAATATGTATTTAGATATCATTGAGTGGATAGAGGAGGTGACGGAATGACTGAACAACAGATGATTGATTGCTTGCTTTATGAGTTAGCAAAAAAAGACAAATTGAACATTAGACGAAACAATATCATAACGTTTTTATCGATTGTGCTGATGGCTATATCTATTTTAAACGTCGCACTGCAAGACCACTACAAGCTACAAATTACAGGATTACGGACACAGCTAAGCAGAACACAAAAGCAACTTAAACGTGCTAGCGAGCAAAATCAGAGACAGACTAAGCGGATTGCGGAACTTACAGGAAATGGGGGATAGGGTATGATTGACGAAATTTTAAAAAGACTTAATAAAGAATTTGACAATGATCTGGATAATTACGAACAAGAAAGATACGCTGGTTACATGGACGCAATAGGTGTAGCAATTGAAATTGTTGAAGAAGTTAAGCGAGGTAGAAAATGAATATTGAAGAAGCGAAGAAATTGATAGACAAACAGTCTATTGGTAAAGGTGGTGTCGGCGACATTCCAGTAGTGAAAACACATATTGTAAAAGTATTACTCGACCAACTCGACAAACCAAAACTAGAAGTACCACAAATGATAGCTGATGTTATTGAAAGCTTTGACGAAGATGTGAATTATTTGCACGAACATATGAGTTATCAGTCTGATGAAGTTAGAGAGTGGCTAACTCACAATGAACGTGAGTTTTATGAAGCTTGGCTAGCTTATCCAAATATCACAGTCGAAAAAGAAAATCTGTATACTGTTGAGATACCTAATCCGAATGAAAGACAGTTAAGTTTTGTGCTGATGAGACAGCTTAGCGGAAATGTAAGTATCAAAGTTATGCATAGAGATAACTTAGACTTACTAAAGACAGATAATGATTTACAACTAACAGAATCCGAAATCCGCAAAGATTTCGACTGGGCGTGGCAGTTTAGAGAAGAGGTGGTGGAATGAAAGAAAAAACAATTTTTATATCCAAAAAATATGCAAATGATTTTAACAATGACAAATATAATTTGTCCTCTGGCTATTATTTTAGAAGTGGTGAAAAACATGATATTGCTATTGTTAAATATGGTGAAAAAGATTATTTAAAAAATACTGATTTAGCATATGTTGTATGCGATAAGATCGTTGACGCAGACTCTATAAGCTTCGTTTATCATGGTGAATATGAAACTTGGCATTTTAAACTATTAAACACAGAAGCAAATTAAAGTCCCACGCAAGCGCCTAAGAGCCTGCAATAGCTCTGTGGGTCTACGAGCTGGAATACTCGTTAAACTTACCCTGGAAGCTTTCTGTAAGTATTCAGCTGCGTAGCGTGGAATAATCGTTACGTAGTTATAGAGCGAAATTTTTAGAAAGGGAAATATCCTCCGACATTTTTTCATAAAAATCTAAAGTCTGTTATCGCTCACAGATGATTATACAAGCGTAATGCTGCAAATAAAGTGCTGACGCAAAACTAAAAATTTAATACTCGACATTTAACAACACAAAAAAACAGTCAGCAGAAAAAGGAAAGGAGAACAATAAAAAAGCGCTCGTGAAAGCGCCATTCGGTATATATTCGTACAACTATTATATCATACGAGGAGCTTTCATGACGTTTTTTCCAGAAATTAATATACAAAAGACTAAATCAAACGCTAAGCGAAAACTAAGAGAGTATCCACGCTGGCGTAGGATCGCTAATGATGTAGATACTCAAAAAGTGACAGCCACTTATTCCTTTGAGCCTAGACAATCACACGGAATTCCTAGTAAGCCAGTTGAACGCTTAGCACTCAACCGTGTGTCAGCTGAACAAGAATTAGAAGCAATTGAGCAATCAGTTAGTATGATATTGGAGCCAGAAAAGCGTAGGATTTTGTATGACAAATACCTATCTCCTTACAAAAATGCAGATAAGGTTATTTATACAGAATTATGTATGTCAGAGAGTTTTTATTATGACACGCTAGATGCTGCATTATTAGCTTTTGCAGAGCTTTATAGGGAGGGTTCTTTGATTGTAGAGCAAGGAGTTTTTGACTAGTTTTTATACAGTAATACAATAGTTTATACATAAAAATATGTGTTAATATAGTATTATCAAAATAGCAAGAAGAGATAATCATTTACCAACAGGCTATTTATTTAGTCGTCAACTTTAACTACTATCGAACTTGCTATTTTGTAGCTAAAAGGCGAGATAGGGTGTTGAGACGTAGCTCAGTTGGGGGAGCGATATGACTATAAAGGGTCTGGAACGTACGCAGGTTCGAATCCTGCCGTCTCAGTAGTGGTTATTTCAGCCACTAGAGCAATACAGCGGGCGTGGGACATGGATCGGAGTTTTAACCGTTTTTTTGTGTAGACCTAGTGGTATTAATCACGTTCGATTCGTGATGGGTCTATAGGCTTACTTTAAAAATAAGCACTGGTATCTCTACGGGGACCTTTGCGCCAAGTAAGACTAAACCGTTGGAACATGAACCGTGATTGGAAAACGGTAGAGGTAGCGCCTTGATAATTGGATTGTCGACGGTCTGATTATATGTGTCGGTTCGATTCCGACTGTTCCTATAGCGTGTATTGGCAACAAGGTTCAATTCCTTGTGATGTAAGTAGCTAAATATCTAGGCGAAGTGGTTCGAATCCACTCACACGCTTTACTCGGTCATCACATTGTGGTGGCTTTTTATTGTGGAGAAAAAAATGCTTAAATTAGACGAAAAAAAAATAAGAAAAGGTAAGCCATTTGGACTTCCGTACCAAGGTAGCAAAAAGAAAATCAGCAAAAAGATAGTTGAAATAATCAAGCAAAATTTTGGCACAGACAAAAAAATATATGACATTTTTGGTGGAGGAGGTGCAATAACTGCAGAGTGTATGCTAAATAATTTAGAAGTGCATTACAACGATTTAAACAATGATGTTACTGATATGTTTAAAAGAGTTATTACTCAAGATAGAGAGTGGTTAAAAACACTAATCATCAGCCGAGAAGAATTTTTAAAAATAAAAACCAAAACAAACAAAACAGTTGACGACAATATTAAATTGCTTGTTAACAGTTTTGGGAACAACTCAATAAGTTTTTTGTATAACATAGAATTGTCAGATATAAAATATAAATTAGCGGTTGAGATTATTAATAAGCATGATGTATTTAGTGGCTATAAGCAAACAGACACATACAAAGAGACTTGTCTTTTATGCGAGGAAGAAAAGCTTGGTAAAATCGGAAACTTACAGCGATTACAGCAACTAGAGCAATTGCAACGATTACAACAGTTAGAACGATTACAACAGTTAGAACAGTTAGAACGATTAGAAGCGACAAATTTAGATTATAAAGCATTCTCGAATGTTGATGGCGCTATTTTTTATCTTGATCCACCGTATGAAATGACGAGCCAGCATTCTTACATTGGTGATACATTTGACAGTCAATTATTCTACGACTGGGCGTACGAAATGAGCAAGGAAAATATTGTTATTGTTTCTAGTTACGAAATATCAGATGATAGATTTAAGTGTGTGTATGAGTTTAAGACAGCTAGAAGCACAATGCAAGGAGGAAGTGCTTGTGGTAAAACCGAAAAGTTGTTTATGGTAGTGTAGCTGACTGTTGAGTCTATTTTTATTATGCAAAAAAGAACCACAACAGCGGCTCTTATGCTTGTAATTTTAATTCAAGTGCTTCAGTAAGGACTTGAGAAAAGTTGAGGTTTTTATCTTCGGCTGCGTTGTTCAACCACTCAGGAATAGTCACGTTTTTGCGTACCTTCTTAGAGTGATATTTTTTCATGTAGGCAATCATATCAATGCCAATTAAAGCAATATCAGAATCAGGATACTGTTCTTTTAAATCAGAAACGGAGCTAGCCTTTGGATAATCAGTATAGTCTTCAAGAGCAAATCCTAAGACTTCGACAGCCATTTCATAGGCGTGCTTTAAGTCGTTGCCGAAAGTAATAGCTTCAGGAACATCTGGAAAACGAACGCCAATTGAATTAGTTTCGTTGTCGTGTGTAAAAACAGCTGGATAGATTAACATAGTTTTTCCTTTCTAGGTAAACAATAACCAAGATGGTCAGAGCTTATTTCAGCCCTGCCTTCTTGAGAATATCGTCTTCGGTGCCTTTTGGCATATCACCTTTGTGCATGGGCACGATTGTGATGTTGCCTGTTTCAAAGTTTTTGTACTTTGCGTGACTACCGTTTTGACTGACTTTTACAAAGCCGTTCTTTTTCAAGAGTTTGATGATTTCTCTTGCGGTTCTTGGCATATTGCTTACCTCACTTTCTATACTTATATTATACACACATAAGCAATAATTGTCAAGCAAAACACGCATAAAATACTTATTTTTTTAAAACGGAGGAGGTGGTGGAAAATAGGTAAATTAACACTAAAACAACAAAAATTTATAGATGAGTACATCATCTGCGGGAATGCGACTGATGCAGCGATAAAAGCGGGGTATAGTAAAAAAACCGCTGGTCAAATTGGCGAGCAAAACTTGAAAAAACTTGAAATAAAGCAAGCTATACAGAGTCGTATGAAAGTCTTAGAAAAGAGTTCGATAGCAACAGCTGATGAAGTTCTTAGAGTGTTTACACAAATTCTTAGACAGGAATTAACTGAAGAAGTAACGGAACTTAATCAGATTACTGGTGAATTTGTAACGATAGAGAAGCAACCATCAATAGCAGAGGTTATAAAAGCAGGAAGCGAATTGATGAAACGTTACCCAACAAACCTAGAACTCAAAAAGATCAACCTTGAAATTGAGAAGTTGAAGTCTCAAATTGGCGGAGATGAAGGACAAGATGAGAAAATAGCCAATTTCTTGAATATGGTCAAAGGAGCTATTTCAGATGGAGTTGAGTAAGTTATACACAAGAAAGCAATTGCAAGTTCTTGATTACATTTGGAATAACGATTGGTTTATCTGCGGACTTCATGGAGCAAAGCGTGCTGGAAAAACTGTTGTTAACAACGATACTTTTGTAACAGAGTTATATCGTGTTCGTAAGATTGCAGATGACTTAAAAATAGATGAACCTATCTATATTTTAGCTGGGACATCATCTACTTCTATCCAAAACAACGTGTTACAGGAGCTTTATAATAAATATGGCTTTGAGCCTAAATATGACAAACATGGATCTTTTACATTTTGTGGCGTTAAGGTTGTGCAAGTATATACGGGGTCTATTAGTGGGTTAAAAAGAGCTAGAGGTTTTACATCATTTGGTGCATATGTTAACGAAGCTTCACTTGCTAACGAGACAGTGTTCAAAGAAATCATTTCTAGGTGTTCTGGTGAGGGTGCAAGGATAGTTTGGGATAGTAACCCAGATAACCCTAATCATTGGCTCAAAACGGATTATATCGACTCTGACGATGATATGATTATTGATTTTAGTTTTAAGTTAGATGATAACACTTTTCTATCTAAGCGTTACATTGAGTCGATAAAAAGCGCAACGCCTAGTGGAAAATTCTATGACCGTGACATTTTAGGTAAATGGACGGTCGCAGAGGGTGCTATTTATTCTGATTATGATAAAAACGTCCACGAAGTCGAAGAATTGCCAAAAATGACACGCTTTTTTGCCGGTGTCGACTGGGGATATGATCACTATGGTTCAATTGTGATTATCGGAGAGGACAATAATGGAAATTATTACTTAGTTGATGGTATTGCAGAGCAATATAAAGAAATAGATTGGTGGGTAACTAGAGCCAAAGAGTTTATACAAATCTATGGGAATGTTACATTCTGGGCAGATAGTGCGAGACCAGAACACGTTGCTCGCTTTAAAAGAGAGCGTATTAAAGCAAGAAATGGACGTAAAGAAGTTGTTGCAGGCATTGAATATATAGCGAAATCATTCAAGGATAAAAGGTTATTTATCAAGCGAGGGTGTATTCCTCGTTTTTTTGATGAGATATATCAATACAAATGGAAACCTAACAGCACAAAAGACGAACCACAAAAAGAATACGATGATGTGCTAGATGCCATCAGATATGCTCTTTATTCACAGCATAAAGAAGATAGCATAAGTAAAACCAACAATTTCAATGTACTTTATCAAGGTCTTAAAAACTAGATAGGAGAAACAATGGCACACATAGAAGATTTTATTGACTCAACTGGGGAACATAAACTTTTAGAGTTGCGTTTTCATCGTGAGTCAAGAATGAGGTATCAGATAAGCGATATAAGCGCTTTGTTTGATGACAACTATAAAATATTACTTGAATACTTAAAACACCACGAGAACATTCAAAAACCACGTATACAAGAGTTGTTAGATTATGCAGAAGGAAACAATCACGAGGTATCTAAGTCTGGTCGTAGGCAAGATGAGGACATGGCTGATGTTCGTGCCATACATAATTATGGCAAGTATATATCAACATTTAAACAGGGATATCTTGTTGGTAATCCAATACGTGTTGAGTATGACGATGAAGTTAACAACGAACTTTTAAAAGAGTTAGCAAAAAAGAACAATTTCCACCAATTAAATAGACAACTTATAAAAGATTTGTCTAAAGTTGGTCGTGCTTACGAACTCGCTTATCGTAGTGCAGATGATAAAACAAAAGTGATAAGACTAGACCCGAGAGAGACTTTTATTATCTATAAAAATGACGTTGATAAAGATAGTCTTATTGGTGTGCGATACTACAACAAAAGTCAAATAGATAAAACAGACAAGACGGTAGAAGTTTATACAAGTTCGGAAGTTATCTTTTTTGAATTTAATGGAGAATTAACAGAGACAGATAGACAACCGCACGCTTTTGGTGCTGTTCCTATCACGGAATATCTTAATACAGATGACGGTTTAGGCGATTACGAAACAGAATTATCTTTGATTGATTTGTACGACTCTGCGCAGTCAGACACAGCCAACTACATGCAAGACTTGTCAGACGCTATTCTAGCGATTATTGGTCGTGTGTCGTTTCCTGAATACGTAGATACGCAAGAAAAAGCCATTACATATTTGAGAGCTATGCGAAAAGCTAGATTGTTAAATCTAGAACCACCTGTTGATAGCGAAGGACGTGAAGGTTCTGTTGACGCTAAGTATTTGTATAAAAAATATGACGTACAGGGAACTGAAGCATATAAAAACAGAATCGCTGAGGATATCCACAGATTTACTAATACGCCAGATATGACAGACAATAAATTTGCTGGTAATCAGTCCGGAGAAGCGCTCAAGTGGAAAGTTTTTGGACTGGATCAAGAACGTGTGGATTTACAAGCGTTATTTGAGCAGTCGTTGAAACGTAGATATAAGCTTATTGCTCATGTTAGTGAGTTTTTAAGTGAAATTAAAGATTTTGATATCAGCAAGCTAAAAATAATCTTTACTCCAAACTTACCTAAATCAGACCAAGAAAAAATAAATGATTTTAAAGCGCTTGGTGGAGAACTATCCAACAAAACTAAGATGTTTGTCACTGGTATTGTTGATGATCCAGACGAAGAAGAAGATAAAATCATGCAAGAATCGCAGTCGGGCAGTTTGCTAGCTCAAAAACTAGAAGCTCAAACACGTATGTCAGACAAGGAGTTAGCTCATGGACATGCACACTAAGGAAGGCAAAAGTTATTGGCGCAAACGTGTAAAAAAAGAGATGGAAGCCAAAGACAAAAAAGATGTCAGTTTAGGAAAATCTATGAAACAAATACACGACTATCACTTCCGTGAGATAGAAAAAGAAATAGAGTCTTTTTATCAACGTTATGCAGATAAAGAAGCGATAGACTTAAAGCTTGCTAAAAAGGCTGTTTCTGACGTTGATATAAACGCTTATCAGAAAAAGGCAAAAGAATTAGTTGCAAGGGCTAACGAAATGCGCAAAGAGGGAATTAAAGTCACTAAAGCTAATTTTACGCATCAAGAAAATATAGACATGGCTGTTTATAACTTAAAGATGAAAGTTAACGCATTAGAGCTTTTGCAATTAAATATTGATTTAGCGATGCAAAACTTATCGGAAGATGAATACAAAGCGACAAAAAGATTCCTTGAAGATGGTTTTGAAGAAGAGTTGAAATTTCAGTCGGGCTTACTTGGAACATCTGTTTCTAGTCAAAATGACATTAAAAATCTAGCTAAAGCAACAATAAACGCAAATTTCAAAGGCGCAACGTGGAGTGAAAACATTTGGCAAAGACAAGATGACCTTAGAAAAATAGTAAAAGAGGAAGTTTATAAAGCTGTAACAAAAGGCGATAACGCTATTAAGTTGTCTAATAAGCTAAAAAAAGAGTTTGAGGTATCAGACAGCTACGCTAGACGTCTAGCGATTACAGAACATGCAAGGGTACAAATGGAAGTTAGCAAAATATCAATAGAAGATAACGGATTTAACGGCTTTGAGATATTACCCGAGCCCTCCGCCTGTTCTATTTGTAAAGGAATAGCAAGTGACGGTCCGTATCCTATGGAAAAATGGGATACAGGCAATACAGCGCCACCATTTCACCCGCATTGTCGTTGTGCAGTCGTTGGTGAAGATATCGAACATAAGAAAGGTAAAAAATGAACAAACGCATTAAGAAAAAACGCAAACTAGAATACTATATCGCTTCACTCGTCGCAGAAAACGTTATGTTTTCAAAGGAATTAATCAAACAACATGAACGGATTGAACAACTTGAAAAAATTGTAGAGCATAACGCACAAGCGACTAACAATGAACTTAGTCGCATCAAAAAACACTCAAAGAAAAAATGGAAAAAATAAGTAGTAACAAAACCAGTTGAGGCTGGTTTTTATTATGCCCAAAACGTGCTTACGGCTATAAACTGTGCAAGATTTAATAGTCAGACATGACTTTAAACAGGAGGCGCCTCATGGCAGATTTAGTTAACAATGGTGTAGTAGACGAAGTAACACAAGAGGAAGTCGAAACTCAAGAAGAAGTTAAAGCGGAAGCTACATCAGAGAAGACTTTTACACAAGCGGAAGTAACTGAAATGATACAACAGAATGTTAATCGTGCAGTTGCAAAAGCTCACAAAGACGCTCAGGAGCAATTTAAAGCAGAGCAAGACGAAGCTAAAAAATTAGCAAAGATGAACAGCGAAGAAAAAGCTAACTACGAAACACAGAAATTGTTAGAAGAGTTGCAACAACTAAAAGATGATAAGACACGCAACGAACTAACAGCAGTTGCTCGTAAAATGTTTTCAGAGGCTGACATTAATGTTGATGATGATGTTCTTAGTCTTGCAGTAACTTTAGATGCAGAGCAAACAAAAGCAAATGTCACTAAGCTAGCTAGCGCATTTGCTAAAGCAATCGCTGATGATCGCAAATCATTGGCACGACAAGCCACCCCTTCAATTGGGAGTGGTTCTATTACAACTCAATCAAATTTTGGTGCAAGCTTAGCAGAACGAGCTGGAAAAGTTAACACCAAACTATTTTAGGAGGAAGAAATGAATAAACGTACAGTAAAAACATCAAAAGAGATTTTACATAACTTGCCATACGAAGCAATTTCTGTAACTTTAGATGCGAATGCATTTGGTAAAGGATTGGCATCCGCTGGAACAGTTTTAGCAGGTGATGGGGCATCTGTTTTTAAAGACCGCACCAAAAAAGTAAAACCAGTTCGAAATGCTGAAGTTTCTGGTGCCGATCATATTGATGGCATTTTGTTAACGGATGTAGATCTGTCTAAAGGTGACGCTACGGGTGCACTTGTTTATCGTGGTACAGTAAACTCTGATAAGTTAGTTGACCAAGAGTTAGCTAAAGACACATCAACACTAGCTACTAAATTACCACACATTGTATTTGTAAAAGGAGGAACTAAATAATGGCATTAATTTATGACGTTGTAACATCTGCTAACATCAAAGGATTTTATGATAAACAACAAGCAAATGTTGACTTGACTTTGGGAGAAAAAGCTTTTCCATCTAAACAACAACTTGGTCTTAAGTTATCATTTATCAAAGGAGCAGCTGGTAAACCAGTTAGTATCAAAGCGGCAGCGTTTGACACTAAAGTTCCACTTCGTGACCGCATTGCTGTAGTCTTATTAGACGAAGAAATGCCTTACTTTAAAGAAGGTATGCTTGTAAAAGAGGCTGACCGTCAACAACTTAACGTTTTAGCGCAAACTAAAAATCAAGAACTTATTGACACAGTGTTATCAACAATCTTTAACGATGAAACTACTCTAATCGCTGGTGCTAAAGCACGTCTTGAAGCTATGCGTATGGAAGTGTTGTCAAGTGGTAAAATCCACATCAATTCAAATGGTGTTATGAAAGATATTGATTATGGATTAACTGGAACTCAAACGACTAAGAGTGAACAAAAATGGTCAGAAAAAGACACCGCTAACCCTCTTGCTGATATCGAGAAAGCTATTGAAACAGTAACAGAGCGAGGTCACGTTCCTGAAGCCATCGTCTTAAACTCAAAAACTTTTGGCTATATCAAAAACGCAAAAGCAACCGTAAAAGCAATTAAACCACTTGCACCGGAAGGCTCAATTGTTACTAAAGCAGAATTAAAATCTTATCTTTCTGAAGAATTGGGATTAAATATCTTACTTAAAGATGGTGTGTTTGTTAATGACGCAGGTGAAAGCAAGAAGTATTTCCCTGATGGCGTAGTTACACTTGTACCTAATGGAAATCTTGGCTATACAGTATTCGGGACAACTCCAGAGCAGTCTGACCTTATGGGTGGCCAAGCAACTGATGCACAGGTATCTCTTGTAGAGACAGGTATTGCTGTTACAACTACTAAGACTACTGATCCTGTTAACGTACAGACTAAGGTTTCTATGATTGCTCTACCATCATTCGAGCGCTTAGATGAAGTACAGATTGTAACAAGTTCGGAAGTATCATTATAAAAGGAGGTAATCGTGGCTCTAGTAATTGAAGCTTTTAGAGATAAAGAGACTGGTTTTATTTATAAAGTCGGTGAAGAGTATAACGGTGCTAGAGTTGAGTTTTTGACTGGTAAAGGTGTTTTAAAAGCTACTGATACACAGTCAACAAACTTTAGCAATTTAAAAGTTGACGAGCTAAAGCGTGGACTTGATGAACTAGGTGTTAATTACGATTCTAAAGCTAAAAAAGCGGAATTGCTAGAGCTTTTAGAATCTCACACCGATTAATTTTTGGAGGTGTTTATGGAAAAGATAAACACGCAAACAATCATTAATAATGTAAAGCTTGATTTAGATATCAACGATACATTACAAGACAAACTATTGGAAATGTTGCTAAAAAGGATTACTGACCACTTTTCAGCAGAGTATGGCACTAATGAGATAGATAGTGCCTTTTCGTTTGTCCTTGAAGATTGTTTGATTGCTCGCTATAACAGGCGAGGTGCTGAACGGGCTAAGTCTGAGTCCGTGGAAGGAAGAGCTATCACTTATTACGACTTTTTAAACGAGTTTGAACCGTATGATTTAATGATTAAAAGTAAGCTTAATATTTCAAATCAAAAATCTAAAAAAGGTGGACTTTATTTTTTATGAGATATAACGATAGAGTTACTCTTTTAATTAAAGCTAACGGTGAACCTCGATATGATCCAACTCTTGGGAAACGTGTTGGAGGAGAAGTTAAAAAAGATGTCGTTCCGTGTAACATCTCGGAGCAAGGTATAGAACTATCTAATCTATTAGACGAGAAGTTAGACCTTGATAGACGCATTGTAAGGCTACGTCACAGCGTTAAGAAGGTGGATAGGGTTTTAATCAAAGATAAAGCTTATCGTGTTGTAACGAGCAGAAATAAAGCTTTATACGTTGAGGAGATTGTTAATGATTAACTTAACATTGGAAGGGGAACATGAGTTGCTATCTGCGTTAAAAAAAGAAGTTACTTTTGAAAACAAGCGCAAAGCTGTCAGAAAAAACGGTCGTAAGCTACATAAAAAAGCTGTTAAAAACGCAAATTTCAACGGTCATTATAAAAAAAGAAAAGGCGAGGAATATGTATTTGTTAAACCTACAGGAGCTACTAGAAGGTCTATTAAATTAGAGTTTAGTAATCAAAGTACAGTTGCTAAAGTGAAGGCTGGAACAAATTATTCCGGTTACTTGGAAACAGGTACACGATTAATGGAGGAGCAACCGTTTATGAAGCCAGCTCTTGATAGTGTCATTGACAACTTCATTAAAGATTTAGCGAGGGTTGAATGATGAAACAACCGGATCAACAATTGTTTGATGAGATTTTTAAAAGACTCACTGATATAGGATTGACTGTTTACGATTTCCTTCCACCGTTGGGTACAAAATACCCTTTTGTTGTGATGGGAGACACTCATATAATTCCTATGGCTACAAAAACGCAGTTAATAGGTAAGTGCTCAACGACTATCAATGTTTGGGGAGATGGAACAAATAGAAAAGTAGTAAGCGATATGATTGCTCAAATCATGTTGGAAGTCAGTAAGATTAGCCAAATTGATGGTAACAAATGGGCTATGGTAATGAACGAAAGCGATACTCAAATCTTAAAAGATAACAGTACAAACGAAAATCTTTATCATGGCATTTTAAATATTTATTTTAATTTTGTATAGGAGGAAATATGGTCACAAGTTCACCGATTTATGGGAAAGATAATATTTTGATGTTCCGTGTGCTTGGAGATAAGGCAGCTGCGGCTAAATTGTCTTTTCAGACAGAACATAAATGGAAATATAGTAGAAAAACAGATGCTAAAATCACAAAAGATGGTGCTATCAATTCTGACAAAGGGCTTGAGGTAACTTTGGAAATCAAAGGCGTGGCAAGTCGTGATGAATTGAATACGACACTAAAGAATGCTGTTTTAGAAGGTAAACAAATTGAAGTTTGGGATATTGACTTGAATAGCAATAACGATTCAGACGGGAAATATGATGCAGAATATGCTATTGGGCGATTGGGATCTTGGGAAGTCCCTTCCAATGTTGAGGAATTTTCTGAAATTTCCACAGAAATGGCTATCGATGGCAAACCAGTTAAAGGTAAAGCCACTCTTACAAAAGAACAGATTAAAGCTATTCAATATGTATTTAAAGATGTAACAAAAATTGATGAATCTTCCGTTTCTAGTCCGGGTTCTGTTCATAGCAGATAACATAGATTCTAAATAGCAAAATAACACTAGGGCTTTTAGCCCTTTTTATTTTTTAAGGAGCAAAAACAAAAAATGAAAGAAATTACAATTTCAGGAAAAAATTACCCATTAAACTTTGGCTTTGACTTTATTCGAGAAATGGATAAGCGCTTTTTTGTTGATAACAATGGCTTTAAGTTTGGTACAGGAGTTCAAACTGCAGTTATGCAGCTAGCTGCAAAAAATCCGCTTATTTTAGAAGATATTATTTTATCAGCTACACACACAGAATACTCAATCCCTAAAAAAGAAGATATTGAAAAGTGGGCTATAGAACAAGCAGAAAATGGAAAACTGGGAGAAGTTTTAGATGATTTTTTAACGATCTTGAAGAAAGCACCTCTTTTGAAAACACAAGTAAGCCCAATCTTAAAAGCTTTAGAGGAGGGTTAAATCAAAAAGATATAACAAGTTCTTCTCTTGAAACCTACAACGAGATTATTAGCAACATTTTTGGGTTGTTGGATGTGAAAGACTTTAATGTTGCTCGTCGTATGACAGTAAAAGAATACAATTTAAGGATTAAAGGTTATCTTTTAAAACGTTTAGAATCTGAAAGAGATATTTACTTAAGTGCTTTTGTTAATCGCAACGTTAAAGCTGCCAATTCTAAAGGCGAATATGTTTACCGTGAATTTGAAGAGTTTTACGATTATGAGAAACGGAAAAAGCAAGTATTGTCAGCATCGGTTGATAATACCATAAATCCTAAAATCATTGACAGAGCTAATAGAGTTAAGGAATTAAGAGAGAGAGGAGGTTTAAATGTCTAGTAGAGCATACACAGTACAAGCGATTTTAAAAGCAACAGATACTAATTTTACAAGCACTATGAACAAAGTTCAATCTGCTGCACAAGCTACTATTGATAAAATAAAATCAATAAAAGATAGCAACATATCTACGCTTGGGAAAATCGGCGAATATACGACTATGGTAGGTCAAGGGATGCAAAGTGTTGGGCGTAGCCTTTCAAAATACGTCACACTTCCAATAGTTGGGTTAGGAGTCGCTGCTGCAAAAACATTTGGAGATTTTGAATCTCAAATGAACAGAGTAAAAGCAATCTCTGGAGCTACCGGGGCAGATTTTGAAAAGTTAAGAAAACAAGCTATTGATCTTGGGGCATCGTCTGTTTTTAGTGCTAAGGAAGTTGCACAAGGTCAAGAAATGATGGCATCAGCAGGATTTAACGCAAATCAAATCTTAGCAGCTTCACCCGGAGTAATGTCTTTGGCTGCAGCATCTGGTGGAGATCTAGCTCTTGCCTCAGAAGCGGCAGCGACTGCGGTAAATATGTTTAGCTTGAACGCAAGTGAAGCCACTCATGTAGCCGATGTGTTCGCAAAAGCTGCAGCAGATACAAACTCAGAGGTTGCAGACATGGCGGAAGCGTTAAAATACGCAGGACCAGTTGCAGGAGCTATGGGAATTTCTATGGAAGAAACCGCAGCAGCAATAGGTATTATGTCAAACGCTGGTATAAAAGGCTCTCAAGCTGGTACAACTCTTAGAACAGCTATCACCAGATTAGCAAAACCGACAGACCAAATGCAAGCTGTTATTGATGGTCTCGGATTGTCTTTTTTTGATACGAATGGGAAGATGCGGTCTTTGACAGAGATAACAGGACAACTAAGAGAGAAAATGTCTGGATTGACAGATCAACAAAAATCTGCAGCTTTATCAATTTTATTTGGTAAAGAGTCTCTGTCAGGGATGCTTGCTTTAATTAACGCTACTCCAGGCGAGTTGTCTAAATTAACCGAAGGGTTGAAAAATTCAAAAGGTGCTGCTGACAAAATGGCAAACACTATGAATAGCGGTCTTAAAGGAGCAATTGAACAGCTCAAAGGTTCTTTAGAAACAGCCGGCATTACAATCGGTGGTATATTAAATCCATTGTTGCAAGGAGTTATTGGTAAAATCCAAGCAGTCATAGATTGGTTCAATAAGTTATCTCCTGCTGGGCAAAAGCTGGCAGTTATTATTGGAGGTATTGGCGCAGCTCTTGGGCCTCTTTTGGTCATTTTTGGAACAGTAATTATTTTTATTGGTCAAGTAACTGCTTCTTTAGAAGGAGTTTCTACAGCGTTCACGGCAATAGCAGGAATCTTTTCAATAATTTCAGGACCTGTAATTTTAGTTGTTGCAGCAATCGGAGCATTTATAGCTGCACTTGTAGTCGCTTGGAATACATCTGAGACATTTAGAAATACAATTATTTCTGGTTGGAAATCAATGGTTGATGCAGTCACCCCGCTAATCGAAACGTTGAAACAACTAATATTATCAATTTTCACTTTCATACAGGCTAACAGCGCTACTTTTATTGGCGGTTTAAAGTTAGCTTGGAGTGCGCTTGTTGAAGCTCTAAGTGGTTTGTTTCTGGTTATAACAGGCGTGGTACAAGTTGGCATGTCTGTCATCAACACAACTATAAAAGTGATATTAGCAATTATAAATGGTGATTGGAATGCAGCGTGGACTGCTATCAAATCTGGAGTAGGAGCAATTTGGGAAGGTATAAAAAACATAATAATTGGGGGTCTGACGTTTTTAGCTAGTTTATTTGTAAGTATGCTGGGTGTTTTCGTATCAGTTTTTTCTGCTGGATGGAGTGCTATAAAAGGTATATTTTCTGTGACGCTAAAATTTTTGGTTAACGTAGTAGCTGCTGGAATGAGTGCTATTGGAAACGAGATATCATCTAAAATTAATACAGCAAAAAGTGTCGCTATACTAGCATTTAATGCGATGAAAAACGGTATTTCAACAGCTATTAATGCTGCGAAAGAAGTCGTTTCTAGTGTAGTTAACCGTATAAAAAACATTCTTAATTCCCTTGCTAATATTAACTTAGGAGCAGCTGGTAGAGCTATAATGGATGGATTTTTAAATGGATTGACCTCAGCTTTTGAAAAAGTCAAAAATTTTGTCGGTGGTATCGCTGGATGGATTCAAGAGCATAAAGGGCCAATAAGTTACGATAGAACATTACTTATTCCAGCGGGTAGAGCTATAATGGGAGGTTTTAATAAATCTCTTACAGATAGCTTTGAACCAGTCAAGAAAAATGTTTCTAGTATGGCTAGTCGTATTTCTGAGGAGTTTCAAAACGGATTGAATAAACTTAAAGATATCAACATATCGGAAATTACGGAAGGTTTACAAAGTAGTTTTGACGTGACTCATTATGCAAGTTTTGGCGGACTAAATGACTCAGCAAGAAAATTAGAAGATGATAGATTTGTCGCATTGAAAGATGCGGTTTTAGCTATTAGAGATTTTGCTAATAGAGACGTTGTAGTGACTGTGAATGGTAAAGAATTAGCTCGAACAGCTGGAGACAACTTCACAGAATACCAAAAACAAAAAGAAATAATGAATAATAGAATGAAAGGTTTGATATAATTGGCAAATTTTAGTTATAAAGGCGTTGATTTATCGCCTTTTTTGAATTGTTTAAACATAGTGAGGACTATAGGTAATAATAGGTCTATTGCTACCAGAAAAATAAATGAATTAGGAGAAGCCATTCAATCGGTTAGTTTTGGAGCTAAAACTATTTTTGTTACTGTTAGTTTTAAAACTAAAGAAATCGGAGCAAGTAAATTTGTAGACACGACAGAACCGTCGACTTATAGTTACGAAAATTTAAATAAATTAAGAGAAAAAATAGCTGGTATTTTGCACAGTAAGACGACCTTTAAACTTACATTACCAGATGAGCCTGACAGATATTATATGGCTGTTCCAAAAGGTGATATTGACTTAAAAGGAATATCTGATTGGTACGACGAAACGGTTATTGAGTTTTACATACCAGACGGCGTTGCACATTCGACTACTTACAAAAAGTTTTTAGATTACACGCGAGATGGAAATAAACTAACCTTTAAATTGCAAAACGAAGGTAACACAAATGCGTTGCCAATTATCAAA